AACAATTCGTACTTGTAGCTCACATGGCAACATATCAACTTGCCGAATCCTACTGCAACTGGCGCTATCCTATGCTCTTCCAGGAAATATTTCACTGCTCCAGTTACTACTCCACCAAAATGCTCGTTAAACACATCGTCAAGTAATATTATTCCTGTGCCTGTAACTAGCTCTGCGCACAGTGTTAGATCATTAATTGTGTGGGCAGAAGTGTGGCTAGCGTCTATTGAAATCATAGCGTAGGTGTTTTTACCACCCAGTTCCTCCACAGTAAGATCCATGGTGTCTTCCTTTATCACTCGCACTCTGCTAGAAAGTTTGGCAAAGCGTTCGACTGCTGTGTTGAATGAGGCTCGGTTACCCTTTCCGCTCCTAGAGGTATTTTTATTTTGATCTTCAAATATATCCACTGCTGTGGCAAAGCCGGATTCAGGTGTCATATTCTCTAGTGCTAGAAAATATTGTCCATGATGTACACCAAGCTCAAGAGTATTAAATGTCTCTAGTTCATTGAGGTGGAATTTGGTATAGTAATGCAGCAGAGATAATGCATATTCGTGGGCATATCCTACTACCTGGGTGAAGTGCGGGAAATGCGCAGACATGAGTTTATCCTAGTTTTTGTTGTAGGCGTTGCTTTATGATATCTATTAATTTTTCTTTATCGGTTTCGTAACGATAGCTTAAAGTGGTGGGCCCTTCAGCTTCAGGATCTGCTGCACAATCTTGTGGCTCTTCAGCTTCAGGTTCAGGTTCAGGTTCTTGCATACTGGGGTGGTCAGCTGGCAATGTTATGCCAGCTAATTGGAGTACATCATGTAACTCTTGCATACTTGTTGCATTAGCACTTACTGTTACTTGTGCATCGCCGTGTCTTTTAGTTTTGGAATACGAAACTTGTTCGACATCCTCTGCATTTGAATAACCAGGCATTACTGCTTCCATGAGTCTCCGCATTTCGTCCATTATAATGGTCCACCCAAGTTTTGGGAGTTTACTGATACATGTTTGGCTTCTTGTCCCTTACCCATGTTACCAGCATTATTAAGATCGTCCCACATTGGACGCAGGTTATCACCCATTAGCTCATCTTTGCTAGGGTAGTTACGGAAATAGTCTTCACCTTTCTCTGCTTTGATACGATCTAACTCTGCTAAAAACTTAGTGTTATATGCTTCGCCAAATGCGTAGTCAGCTTCGACAACTTCTTCTGCTTCCATCTGTGCTTCATAGTGTGCTTGGTCTTCATCTAGTAGACTAGCATCTTCCATTTCAGGCTGACGGTCTTTGTTGTGTTCTGTGCGCTCTTGTGCGTGATCACTTTCCATACGACGTGGTTCATTGATACCATATACCAATACACGCTCGTGATCCAAGCCTAAGTTCACAGCCAACCAAACTTCAAGAATTCGTGGATTTGCTGGGTACTTGAGTACAACATCAGTTGCACATACTTCTGAAATCAGTTTAACGCCTTTTGCTCTAACAAACTCCATTGGATTCTCTTCAATGGGAGTACGCTTAAATGAGGCTACACTGACCAGGTTATATTTTTGTAAACAAGACTCAATCATATCAATATGAGGTGCGCTGCAATCTGCCGCGATCTTCACACGATACCCATATTCTTTCTTGAAACTTTCTGTTAAAAATTCTTTAAATTGCATTGTAGAAAATCTCCTAGTTACACTTATTTATCTATTCTAGCAAATGTTTTATGTTATCGAACAGTCCAGCATGGGCTACTGCCCCTGGATAATACCCATCTGGGAAAAGTTCGCTGTCTGCCATTGCAGCCAGTACTGTGGTGGCAAGTCCCACATCTAAATCTATGTTGTCTATGTTGTCTATGTTTTTCAGAATATGCCCAGCACCACTAAGATGATCTGACCACTCTTCCCATTCCAGGAGGTCTGCACGCCAGTCTGGTATACAAAACTCAACTGCGCCATAGTCTGATAGCAACTGCTCATCAACTGGTCCGCAACTACCCACGGCAATTAATTTAGGCCAGTGTAATGATTTTCTAAGTTCATGTATCGTTTGATAGGTTTTATGCGTTAGGTGTACTAGTTGCATTGTACATGCACTGTCTATATCAACGTCAATATCTCTCACAGTACTTGTGTTAAGCCAAATAACATAGTCTATTGTGGGACAAGGTGGTAAGTTTCTGTGCTTGTCCAATCCCACAACTGTACTTGTTTGCTGTCCGTTAATGTATTCCTTGGCTCGGTCAAATACATGTAAATTACTTCCACCACGTACTGACAAGTTTACCACTGTGTGGCCTTGCTTCTTTAATAATTTTTCTAAATGAGTATCAGGTGGGTCGCCTGGTTCGCCGTGGTAGTTTGGTATCCCATAACCACAGCCAAGAAGCATTATGGTTTTCATTCTGGTTTTGGATTAAGTATCTTTAATAGTTCGTTACGGTCAAGAGGTCTACTCTGGATATCTTCCAGTTCCTCCGGCTGATTCTTTTTAACACGTTCATCTAAGTTTGCTTACTTGAGCATGAGGTCAATCTGTTTTAACTTACGAGTAGTTTTTCAATCTTTGGCTTCTAGTGCAATTTTTAACATGGCTGCTGCATTACTAAATACTGGTCCTGCCGCCATGTCAGTCATGTTCATACCCAAACTCATGAGTTGCTCATAACTCTCAACTGCTTGTGAAGCAATATCGTCCATTTCTGAATCGTGAGCTTCCATGCCACGCACTTCTGCTAACGCACCATTTATTTTGTCGCTAATGGTTAATGCTTCCTGTACTTCAGCTATTTGTTGCTGCGTATCAGGAACCACTTCTTGGATTTCATTATCCAAGTCGTCTAAGTGTGGTAGATTAAATTCTTCTTCTAGTTTACGTGTCATATGTTTATATTCCTACTGTTATTTATACGTTCGATAAACAAGAATAGCAGATTCAGAAATAGTATAGTGCTATTAGCATCTAGGTGTCCACCGTCTAACGGAGCATAAGGTACAATGGACCGTGTCCATGCTTCCAGGTCATGGTGGCATTGGAATACGATGTCAGAATGATATTTCTCTAAATTTTGGTTTTGGCTATGAGCAAAGTCACACAATTTGAATCTTATGTGCTGTGCACCATCTGGTTGGATTCCGCCTAGCCATATATCTGTCAGTATACATGGGCTCATCAGATGAAAATATTTTGACTCTGGCACAGATTCAAATACACCTGGCATTATTGTTCCTTGTCCGCCTAGTATTATAGTATGGTGCTGATGTTTATCAGCACGATCCCGTATCTTGATTAAATTCTGAGTAGTATGTTTGTCCCAAGCCTCAACTAGATTTTCAAGGCTCTCGTTATGATCCAGGATAAACTTGCTTGCAGTATGAGTACGAAAATCAGCTGAATAAAATACTAATGAATAATCAGCAGTAGTAGGTATAGTACCTATCTTGGTTGTAGTTATATTGAAGTCTTGACCTGGGAAACAATAATTTTCTATTGTGTGTCCCATGTGGTTTAGCAATATCTCCATGAGAGGTATACTATTGTGGAACTCTCCACCATATAGTTTAGACATCTCTTGGGCTACTGTGGGTGTATTAATAGTGTAGTTCCATATCCAAAACCAGCTATCTCCATGAACCGCCAGTCGCATTATTTTCTCTTCCTTGTCACCCTCTTTTTGGGGTTACGCTTCTTATTGGTTTGGAAAATTTGCTGTTCATTAATTACTTTAAACTTGATGCCTTTGCGTTGGCACCATTCTTGTGCTGCGGTCCACTTAGCACTATTTAATATAACAGCCGCTTGATCTTTTTTACTTTTTGCACCTTCCATTGTGGTTTGGCTACTGGGTTTGATTTCTATCAACTCAACATGTTCGCGGCCGTCTTTATCAACGTATTGTATCATGAAGTCTGGTACATACACAGTATGCTTTCCTGTGAGTGGATTCAGGTAAGGTATTTTAATATTCTCACTAGCCCACTTATGGATGTTAGGATGACTATCACACATACGACAAAATGCTAGTTCCCAACTGCTTCTGTAATACGGCAGTTTGGCGCCTACATATTTGTCTCTGTTTTCTACTGTGTATTCACCTTGTTTGAATTTACTCATGGACGAATCATTGTACCGTAACGGCTCTTCTTGTTCACTTTTTTGTGAGCCAGCCCTACACGGTTACCTGCTGGTCGTAGCAGGTTGATTGTCTTATATGCGTCTTGTGTTAATTTGAGGCTTGCTTCATTAATTTCAAAATACTCTAATGGACTAACTCCATGGGTCTTGGCTACAGAAATTAATACGCCTGCCATTGCTCTGGCGTTGGCAGATCCAAAGCCAATTTCAGTAAGTTTTGCCATAATCACATCAAGGTCAACTGGATTAATTTGATCCATGTCAACAAGGTCCGACAATAATGTTGAGCTCGCTTCAGGTAATGGAAATTTTATTGTAGCATCTTTGATATATGTTACTAGCGTATTCTGCTGAATATCGTAACTTACTTCATTACCAAAGGTAGTATATAATGACGTAGATGACATCGTTAACCGCCCCCATCTGTATCTGTAGGAGCAGAGTTCACTGCATCATTAACCGCTTGGCCTGCTAGAGTAGCTGCCCCGCCCAATAGTGTATTTAATGCAACATCCTTGACATTGCCACCGTTGATTGCTGTTTTTATTCCTGCATCAGCTACGTCTAGTAGTACATCCAGGAACGGATTACCTGTACCCTGGTCTGTTCCGCCAGCGAATGTGGCAGATGTACCATATGTATTTTTGATATCACCGTCTCTGCTATTTAATTCTTGCTGTACTGCAAACGCATCTGGATTTTCTTCTATGTTTGTGGTTTCAGAATCGCCTTCCCTAACTGTTACACTAGCGCCAGGAACTTGTTGTCCTGTTCTAGGTGCAGTCAATGTCTGCTGACTTGATTGTTGCATACTTAACAAGTCTTCTGCAGGTGCAAATGCTGAACCACTGTATTGGCTAGCATCGTCGAATCTATCAACATCTTCTTCACTAAGGTCGAAGTTTAGTTCCTCGAATGTTGTGAAGCTTTCGTATTCAAACGATAAATCAAATTCTCTGTATCCACTATCACTGTAATCCAAGTTACCTGGTTTAAATCCAGTGAGTACAGGGTTTATCATGCTATACTGCACACCTTTGTTTCCGTGATACAATACATAATCTATGCGCTCGAAGAAGTTTGCAGTAAGATTAGGATTGTATCCTGCCCTGTTACTGTCAAACATCTCTGTCATAAATTCTGAGCCTATGTTTTCTGATCCGCCAGTACGTAACTGGTTATTGGCTATATCTCTGTCGCCACCTTTATTTCTAGGGTCCATATAATGATATGAGAAGTACTTCATAAGCACTGACAGCCACTCGTTGCCCACAGTATCATACACAGTCATGTTAACTGGTGTATACTCTACTCCCAGATTAACTATCTTTTTTCTGTTGTATGCGTTTTTGGTTTCAGTGTTAAAGTTAACACCAGGCAGGTCTGCTGTTCGCACTAGACTGCTCAACTGAGTCCTAAACTCAGTTGAGCCATCGCTAGGCGCACTATAAAGTAATTCGAATAGATCTCGATTAAAAATAAAGTTGACGTAACCCTGGAACTTTTGACGGGCAGGGTTTACGTCAGGTCTGAACTTATATGCGTTACGAAAATCTTTAAGGTAAAAGTCTCGGCCCGAACCCGAACCGAGAAAATCAAAGAATTTCATCAGGATTACTCCCTATTAGATGCCAGACTGGCCGCTATCCGCTGAAGGATCTTGTGGGAAAATTGTCTGCCCACTGCTTACACCAGGTACATCACCGTCATAGTCGTTACTGCCATCATAATGAGTAGCATTATCGTAACGAATTTGAAGTGTAATTTGTACAGGATCGTTAGCGCCGTAATCATGATCAGCGTAATCAACGTTTGTAAGGAAACAACCTTCAAGGTACCATACTTCTGTAGCACCTGTGCTGGATCCATCCAATACTTCTATTTGCATATCAAATTTGTAATCTGCACCTGCAGCAGGAGTTGTCTGCTGGAAGTGGTTTAGCTGACGCTGGATCTGTGCACCTACTGACTTTGAAACACCATTAGTGATGTCATCACGCATTGTAAGTGAGATCTGCTCCCAACTATGCTTGCCCTGTACATACGCACGACTGTTGTAGCTGTCAAGAATTACTTCTTCGTATGAAATCTTTGGACGTGTTACTGATTGTACGTTTTGTGTAAGTACACGAGATTCTGGCTGACCACCAAAACCACCCAGTAGACTTACTCTAAAACGATACTTTAGTTTTGGCATTAACATACCAGAGCCAGTGTTTCCTGTTACAGGTACACCAAACTTGCTAGTAGTGTTAACTCTCTGAATTTCTGCTGCCATTAGTTAAAATCTCCCATGAACATTTGTTCGTTTGTTTTTCTATACAGATATTTATCTAAAAACCCAAAAAAGCATTAACTACAGCTTTTAATCAATAAAAAAGGGCGCACTAGGCGCCCTTTTTGTACTAAGAAATAATAACTTAGTTGGATTGACCCAATGTGTTCTGTACACGAATTGGAATATATATGAATTCGATCGCTTTAAGCGGCTGAATTGCAATATCAATGTGTAGCTCATTACGGTCAATACGTGCTGCTGTATTGTTGCTTGTATCACAAACTGTAACAAAGTCAAACAAACCACGCTGTGTTACCAAGTTTGCTAAGAAACGGTCTACCACAGTTTTGGCGTTCTGACGTGTTACTTCGTCGTTTGGCTCAAACAAGAATGGCTTCACGATGTCGTCTAGTCTCTCACGGATATAAACTACCAAACGTGCAACATTGACACGATCCAGTGCGCTGTCCTGTGCGTATAGAGTCTTCTGACCAAATACTGCAAGTCCTCTGCCTGGGAACGAACCAATTGGGTTTAGATTGTTAATATACAAACTATCACGTTGTCCTTCGCTCAATGCAACTGGTGTAAACTCACCAGTTGTGCCTACATAACCGACACTTGATGCATTAGTTACAACACCACGTTGGAAACCAGCTGGTGCAAACCATGGGAATGCCACCTGGTCGTTAAACGCCATTGTGCGTAGTGCAATGTGAGATGCTGGAACAACAACATTTGAACCGTCTAGGTTTGTTGTCAAACCATGTGGGTAGTAAATTGCTGCATATGCATTAGTTGTGATCAAACCATCTTCACCATTCTCTGAAGCAACATTTTCGTTGTTAGCCCACGCTTGTGTGCTTGTTGCATCTGCGGCTAGACGTAATGGAGCATCACCAACAATAAACGCTGTTTCCTTACGGTCTACGTTCAGTGTGATCATATCATCTAGTAGCTCAGGGTAACCTGGGCATGAGATTAGGTTGAAACGGTTGCTTTCGTTACGTAGGTCTGTGTTGCTTGCGATAGCACTTTGTAGCTGTCTAACAACTGCTGCTCGTTGTGCTCTACGTAGCAAGTTAGGTGAACCGTCTGCTTTATTCGCACTGTAGTTCTCCCAAACACCTTCAGAAGCATTCCACTTCTTAACGTTGCCGCCTGACAAACGGAAGTTCCATCCTAGTATGTCATATGGGTATAGTGTAGGTTGTGGTGCGTCTGCATCTACTGCTGCGCCTTTAACTGAACGGAAGTCTGCAAATAGTATGCCGTCTCCGCTTACCTGGTCAGTTGTATCAACTTCTGCCCATGTGTTTGATGCAGTTCTCTTATAAATGCGTGGGTATTCTTCTAGGTCAGCGGCGCTGATCCAAAGGTCGCCCGCCACAAGAGGTGATGCGCCATCAGATTGTGTTGTTGGCTGAGTTGCAGTAACCTGTACATCACCAGGATAGCCTGCCCATGTACCAGCATTGTTATACATAATATCTATGTTTGTGTTAGATATTAGTGAGTCGTACCATAGTGTACCGTCTGCAAGTGAACCTTCAATTGCTGTTGCAGAAGCTTCGTAGCTCAATACAGCCCAGTTGGTGTAAGGAACGGAATCTTCAAGACCAAGGTCAGTAGCGTCAAAGTTAGCAACTGTTCCGCCTGAGATCTTGATATCATATGCTAGTGTTGACTCAAGTACAATTTTGTTGTCAAGGTTAACACATGTTAGGCCAGTTGTGAATGCTAATGAAGCAGTTGAGCCACTAATTGCATTGTTAATCGCACTAACAACATCATCAACAGTTAGGAAGCCATCACCATCTGAATCGTAACCGTCTAGTGTTACGTTGATTTGGCCAGCTGCACCGTTTTGAGCAAAACCATTGTTTACGTCAATAACTACAGCAACGGTACTTGTACCGTGTACACCTGCTGGAATCTGGTTAGCCAATATTTCAATGCCTTGAGCACGTGTTGTTTGTGCACCAGTCCAACGCTTTAGTTCAAGTTTAGCAAGACTTGAGTCAAGTTTAGCCCAAATATCACCAACAGACAAACCTGTCTTTGCATATTCTGCAGCTGCTTCGTGTGAGAACTCTCTAGTAAGTACTGGTGCACTTACAAATTGTCCATTTGAGTAAACGCTTAGGTCCCAATCAGTACCAGCGTTTTGCTCAGTCATCTGTACAAGCATATCGCCTACTACTAGCTGACCACCACCTGCTCTTGCAGCTGGAAGGTTAGTATGTTGTGCTATTAGATACTCACTGCTAGTTGCGCCTTGCCATGCTGTTTCGCCAATTGTGTACCAGTTGCCTGATATTTTGTG